AGGCAAGTCGCCAGAAGACCTGGGCGGCGAGCTGATCAGGGATCAACTGCGGAAGATCACTGAGCCGAAAGGCAATACCGGAAAGGTGCAGCCGTTTCGGAGGAGGGCAGGCCCTGAAAAGGGACCGAAAAACGGGCAATAAAAAACCCACCGGACAGGGTGGGTTCTTCAACAGCGGTACAACTGAACTGGAGTGAATTATGCGCCAAAACGACTTCCACCGCAACACCATCGACCAGCAGCGCGCTAGCGCCGTTATCGCTGGCCCGTGGCCTTCGTACTCCGCATTCAAGCATCTGCCTGAGCGTGAGCGCTGGGTTCTCTACGGATCGGCCAAGGCCTATCGCGGCGCCCTGGAAGAGCTTGGCATTCAGATGGCCGAGAGCTACGACGAATTCATCAAGCGCGTCACTGACGAGCTGGAGATTTGAGCATGAACTTCTATCCGTTCCATCCGGGCGACTACATGCTCCGCACCGCTCACCTTGATCTGATCGAAGACCTGGCCTACCGCCGTCTTCTGGATCTGTACTACATCAACGAGCAGCCGATCCAAGGCGAGCCTGATGCAATCGCACGCGTCATTCGTATGCGCTCGAACGTCACTGAGGTTGCTGCTGTCCTGGGCGAGTTCTTCACTCAGACCGACGCAGGCTGGCAGCACAGCCATTGCGATCAGGTTATCGGCCAGTACCAGGCTAAAGCCAAGCAGGCAGCGGAGAATGGCAAGCGCGGTGGCCGTCCTCGTAAAGCAGACGCTACCCCAGAGCAAAGCCAAAATAACCCAGAAGAAACCCAGCCGGTTATTTCAGCTAACCCAGAAGAAAGCGGATCGAAAACTAACCAAGAACCAAGAACCAATAACCAAAACCAAGAAGATCAAGAGCATGTCGCCGCTGAAGCGCCGACCGCCACGCAGGACGAGCCAGCCGCTGGCGCTGATCAACCGAAGCGTGCAAAGCGACTGGCGGCAGATTGGGTCCTCCCTGCTGAGTACATGGCCTGGGCGCTCTCTGATCGCCCTGAGTTCACCGAAGCCCTGGTGCTGCGCGAGGCTGAGAAGTTCGCTGATCACTGGCACGCAGCATCCGGCAAGAGCGCCGCAAAGCTGGATTGGTTTGCCACCTGGCGCAACTGGGTTCGCAACGCCCGCCTGCCGAACAACGTCCGCCCCATCCAGCCATCGCGCTTCACCAACCTGCCGCCTGTAAACGCCGCAGAGATCCGCGCCAAGACCGAAGAGAACAAGCGCCTGGGGGTTCGTCGTGCGAACTTCTAACTTCGGCGCCTCGCCGCGGATCAAGTCTCGACCGGAGCAGTGCGAACTGCACGGCGAGTACCAGCGGACCTTGATCGAATCATTTGACGACAAGCACCGCGTCACCGGATGCCCGCGCTGCCGGTTCGATGCCATCCACGGTACGGACGAAGCTGCACGTGCCGCTGCCGTCGAGTCGAAGCAGTGGGAGGCGGTCAACGCTGCTCTGTTTGCAACCGGCATCGCCGCACGTTTCCGTCAGTGCTCGCTGGATAACTACCGCACGCCGCTGGCTGGACAGAAGGCCGCTCTCGATGAGTGCCGAGCCTATGTCGATCAGTTCCAAGAGAACTACGACGCAGGCCGCTGCTTGCTGCTGCTGGGGAACTTCGGCAACGGCAAGACCCATCTTGGCTGCGCCGTGCTCAAGGCCGTGGTTCGCCAGTACGGCGCGACGGCGCTCTATGTGCCGGCCGCCGACATCATCGCCGCAATCAAGTCCAGTTTTGGGCGCGACTCTGCGGTTACTGAGCAGGCGATTTTCGAAGAGCTGGCAAGTGTTGATCTGCTGCTGATCGACGAGATCGGCGCCCAGGGCGGAACCGAGTTCGAGCGCCAGGCGCTGCACACGATCATCGACGCCCGCTACCGGAACATGTTTCCCACCATCGTGACTTCGAACCTGCCAAGCGCTGAGCTTGCTGCATACATCGGCGATCGCGCGCTTGACCGGCTGCGCGAAAACGGAGGCCTAGCAGTGATCTTTGATTGGGACTCGGCGCGCGGGGGTGAGGTATGAGCCGCGAACTGTACAGCGTCGAAGCCGAATGGGGCGTGCTTGGCGCGATGATGCTCGACCCGAGCCTGTTTGACGCGATCAGCGGCAAGGTCGTGGCGGCTGACTTCTACGACATCGAAAACGCCGCGCTGTATCAGGCCATTCTCGACTGCCACGCCGCTGGCGAGCCTATCGACCCTGTGACGGTCGGGATCTTCCGCCCTGAGCTGCCTTCTGGCGACTCGACTATCGCCTATGCCGGAGAGATCGCAAAGGCCACCTACAGCACGGCGAACTGGGAAGCGTATGCCAAAGCCGTGCGCGAGCGTGCCGTTCTGCGCCGACTGGTGGACGCCGCCAATGCCGTGACAGAGATGGCGACCGAGGAAAAGCCGCTTGCAGACATTATCGCGAGCGCACAGCAGGCGATGGCCGACCTGCGCGACTTGGAAGACGGAGAGCCAGACTACAAGCGCATCGACGAAATCGTGCGCAAGAACGTCGACACGATCGACGAGAAGCACAACGGTAAGCGCGTCGTGGGGCTTTCCACCGGCTTGCCTGACCTCGACAAGCTGACCCGACACCTACGTCCCCGTACTGTCACCGTGATTGCCGGCCTGCCTGGCAGCGGCAAGACGACGCTTGGCCTGCAGATCGTGCAGAACATCGCAATGAGCGGAGCGGGTGTTGGCCTGGTCTTCAGTCTGGAAATGCCAGAGGAAGAGCTTGGCCAGCGCGTCATTGCATCTCTTGGGTCGGTTGATATCGGCCGGCTCGACTCTGGCGTAGACATGCAGGACGGCGATTGGCAGGGCATGACCGCCGCAGTAGCCAAGTGTGTCGACAAGCCACTTTACGTCTGCGACCGCCCTGGAATGACCCCGGCGCGCATTCGTTCGATAGCCCGTCAGGTTCAGCGCAACCATGGCCTTGACATCGTGATGGTCGATTACCTCGGCCTGATCCCGGCTGACGCGAAGGGGCGCAGTCGCTCGGAAGAGGTCGGCAAGATCAGCAAAGCGATGTTGAACCTCTCCAAAGAGCTTGGGATTCCCGTAATCCTGCTTTCCCAGCTCAACCGTGATTCGACCAAACGCGTAGGCAAAAAGCCCGTCTCGGCTGACCTGCGCGACTCTGGCGAAATCGAGGCCGACGCCCACTGCATCCTCATGGTTCACCGCGACATGGACACCGAGGAAGGCCAGAACGGCGTCACCGAAATCCTGATGACAAAGTGCCGTCATGCGCAAGTTGGCTCGTGCCTCCTTCAGCAGCAAGGCCAGTTCGCGCGGTTCGTGAGCTTCGCGGGTGCGCGCGAGATCAGCCAGGAAGAAGTTGAGATGGGCCGGTTCCGCAGTCGCAGTGCATCGGGGGATTTCGCATGACCCCTCTCCAGCAGCACTCCATCCAGCTCCTGCAGCGCCAGGGCTACCAGATACGAAAAACCACCGCGACCGGCATAGGCCTATCCCGCGGCAATGACCATCGCGTCGTCTGTGCTGACGGAAGCACCCAGCGCGGCGTAGGAGCACGGAAATGAGCGGAGTCATCATCTCCCTCTGCGATCTGACCGGCGCCATGGTCCAGCCATGGGTCGAGGCCGGCTATGACGCGGTGCTAGTGGATCCGCAGCACGGCAAGTACAGCAACGACGGCCGTATCGAGCGCCTGCCGTGCACCGTGCTTGAGGCCGCCTGCCGCCTCGGCGAGATCATCCGCGGTCGCCGCGTGGTGTTCGTTGCTGGCTTCCCGCCTTGCACCGACGTGGCCGTCTCCGGCGCTCGCTGGTTCGCTGCCAAGGCAGAGGCCGACAAGCACTTCCAGACCAAGGCCGCGCTGGTGGCCGAACAGTGCCGCATGGTTGGTCAGATCAGCGGCGCTCCGTGGTTCTTCGAAAACCCGGTGTCCGTGTTCTCCAGCATTTTCGGAGCGCCGGACTACACCTTCCACCCACACGAGTTCACCGGCTACTGCGCCGACGACAACTACACCAAGCAGACCTGCCTGTGGGCTGGTGGCGGGTTCGTGATGCCCGACGAGTTCAAGGCAATTGACTTGGGCGCCCCGGACAATCGCATCCACGCCGCGCCGCCCGGCCCCGAGCGCGCCAACTTCCGCAGCGCCACGCCGAAGGGTTTCGCTCAAGCGGTGTTCGAGGCCAACGCCCCGCATCTGCGCCGGCAGCTGCATCTGTGGGAGGCCGCGTAAATGGCTAACCCAACCTTCCCACTGCGCAATGAGATGGACCGCCAGCGCGCCATCGCCTGCCTGCAGAAGATCGACCTGGGCGCCGGCTACGTCTGGACCATGCGCGAGGAGGTCCGCAGCGACGCACAGAACCGCCGTATGTGGGCCATGTTGCGCGACATCAGCCGCCAGGTTGAGTGGTACGGCCAGAAGCTCGAGGACACCGACTGGAAGCACGTATTCAGCGCGGCAGTCGAGCAGCAGCGCGCCGTGCCAGGCCTGAATGGTGGCTTCGTCGTCTTGGGCATCTCCACCCGCAAGCAGAGCAAGAAGTGGTTCAGCGACATGTTCGAGGTGATGGAGGCGTTCGCGGCTGAGCATGGCGTGCGCTTCACCACGGCTGACCATTGGGGAATAGGAGCTGCAGCATGAATAACTGGTACGTCTACTGGCTCATCGGCTGCGGCTTTCTGGCTCAAATCCCGTTGGCGTGGTGCGGCGGGAAGATCCTTGGTCAGCTCATCTATGCAGCTGCTGCGGCGACTTCGATTACCCGCTTTGCCTGGGCCTGTGCCCGAGTTCATGGGTTCCGGCCGCGCCGGTTCCCGAACTGGGTCTACGCGCCGAAGTTCTGGTTCACCTATTTCCGCGTCGAGCTGGGTTCGGCACCAGGCAAGTCCGAGCACTTCGGTGGCTCTGGCGTCTGGAAGGGCATCGGGAAATGGACCGTGCATCCCAAGAAGGACGCCGAATGATGCTCCGCCAGCGCTCCCAGCCATTCCGCTCGAGCAAGTGGCTCTCAGCGGTACACAAGATCGAAAGCTGCGTGCTCTGCGGCGCCTATGGCGTCCAGGCCGCACACATCAACGAAGGAAAGGGGATGAGCCAGAAGACAGACGACTGCCTCACCGCGGCCATCTGCCAGAGCTGCCACCACGAACTGGACAACGGCAAGAAGTACAGCCGCGACGAGCGCCGGGAAATCCTGCGCAAGGCGGTGCTGGACACCATCGCACAACTCGCCCGCATGGGGCTGATCGACGCAAAGGGGAAGGCAGCGTGACCGACCTACCTCTCGGCCGCGCCTGCCCTGACTGCGGCGAGCCCATGAGCAATATGCCAAGCCTGAACGCCCGCCAATGCGCCACCGGATGCAAAGAGACATTCGCATGGAACCTGGCGCCAGGCCAGATACCCCTGATCGCCAACAACAGAGCCACAAGGAAGCCGCAATGAGCTGGCTAGAGATTGCGCTAATCGTCCTGATCGCCGTCCTGGCCCCGCTAACGGCCGCATGGGCAGACATGAAAGTAACCGAATTGAACGAGAAGGAAGCCAGCCAGTGAGCCACGAACACTACTTCATCGACGTTTCCGCCTATGACCGCGTGGACGTGTACCGGCTGATCGAGCTGGCTGGCATCACCTGCCCGGTGGCTCAGCACGTATTCAAGAAGGCATTCGCCACTGGCAAGCGCGGCCACAAGGATCTGCGCCGCGACTGGCAGGACATTGCCGACAGCGCGGCTCGCCGGCTGCAGATGATCGATGAGGATGTTGCGGACGCGAAGAAGGTTCTCCGTGTCTCGGTCAGTCAAGGCTCATGCACATGCCCAACTGGTGACGGCTCGCTTCGCTGGCCGTGCCCGGTGCATGCCGTTGGCGTTGGCTTCGGCCAGCAGAACACCATCGACTGCCGCACGAAGGAAGAGAAGGCGGAACTGGCATGAAGCCATCTCGAATCGACGTGATAGGACAGAACGGAAATGACGGCGAGCACTACGACGGCCTCGGCCGGGAATGGCTCATTCAATCTGGCCTGCTGCCCGCCATCGGAGCGGATGAAGATCGAGGCGCAGAAGCACGGCTATCTGATCCTGCACAAGCTCAAGGGTATGACCGGGCCAGCACGGCAGGCGAGGGGGCGCGAACTGATGGATCGTGTGCCCGAAACTGTGCGGCCTGCGGTTGCCGAGTGGCTGAAGGCGAGGGCAGGTAGATGACTTTCCCGATCCGTAAAGCCTCAGCCCAAACCACGGTCAAGCCGGCGAAAAGTGCTGGATCGGGAAAATCCACCGCGAGCCAGGCTGAGGACGCGCTAGCGCTTCACCTACGCGCGGAAGGCATCGAAGCCATCCGAGAGTACCGGTTCGCTGCTGAAGCTTGTGGAGGGCCTGGTAAGGGCCTGCGTGATCGCCTGGCCAAGGCCGGGCTGCAGGACTGGCGCGCTGACTTCGCGCTGCCGGAGCACGGATTGCTGATCGAATGCGAGGGCGGCGGTTGGGCTGGGGGTAGACACACCCGCGGCGCCGGCTTCGCTGCCGACCTCAAGAAATACGACGCTGCTGCCCGCCTAGGGTGGCGCGTCTACCGCTGCGACCCCGCCATGATCAAGAGCGGGCGCGCGATCGAGACAATCCGAATTCTGATGCAGCAGGGGAGAGCGGCCTGATGGCAGCACGCAAGCACGACGACGCAACACTGGTCGAAGCCATGACGGGGCGCAGTAACGCCAAGGCAGCGGCACTGCTTGGGCTGGATATCCGCAACGTTGAGCGTCATCGGACGCGCCTCATCGGGCTTGGCTTGCTGCCGTCGAGTTCGGCTCCGGCCGCAACCGTGAGTGCCGCAGGCGAGACATTCGTGGTCACGTGTGCCGTAAACGCGACAAAGGCGCACGCCGGCTTCATGAAGAGCCTGCAGCTTTACTGCTCGATGCGCGGAGCTCGCCTGATGGTCATCCCGCTCCGGTACCAGAACCCGACAAACCGTGACGCCAAGCGCGATGACGAGTGGTGGGATTCCCGTTTGGTGCCTTACCTGGTCAGTGAGCGGACCAAGATCGCCCGCGACCTGATCGTGCTGGCTGACATCAAGACCCAGCCGACCGCAGTCAACCCTCTGCAGAAGTGGCAGACGGTGACCGGTACCGCCTCTGCCATCATCGGGCATCCGAAGATCGCACTGAAGACTGTGGCCACGAACCCGGGCGTGCCAGCCAAGCTGGTGATGAGTACCGGTGCCTGTACTGTTGAGAACTACAGCGACACCAACGCTGGCGCCTCAGGCAAGTTCCACCACACGCTCGGGGCCGTAGTCGTAGAGATCGACGGGCCGCGCACGCACATCCGCCACATTTGCCCGATGAAGGACGGCAGCTTCATCGATCTGGCCACCAAGTACACCGTGAAGGGCGCAGAGCCGGCGCCACGCGCTGAAGTGCTGACCATGGGTGACATTCATGCGGAGATGGCCTCTCCGGTCGTTACGCAGGCCACCAAGGAGCTTGCCGAGCTGATCCGCCCGAAGGCCCTGGTTCTGCATGACGTGCTGAACTTCGGATCGGCCAGCCACCACGCCAAGTTCTTCGAGAAGTTCCGCCGCCATGTCAGCGGTACCAGCGGCGTGCTGCATGAGCTGAAGGTGACCGCCCGCCACGTCGACCTGCTCTCCGGGTTCGCCGACAAGACCGTAATGGTCAATTCGAACCACCACGACCACTTCACTCAGTGGCTCGAGAAGGCAGAGCACGCCCTCGATATGGAGAACACCCTGGTCTTCCACGAGACAAAGGCCGCCATGCTCCGCGCCATCCACGAGGGCAGCTACTGCGACCCGTTCCAGTACTGGATGGACAAGCTGATGAAGCACGGCGATCGCCTGTTGTGGCTGAAGCCTGGCGAGTCATTCATGCGCCACGGTATCGAGCACGGGTGGCACGGACACAAAGGGCCTAATGGGGCCCGCGGATCAACCAAGAGCTTCGCCACCATCGGCGCCAAGGTCGTGAAAGGCCATTCGCACGGCGCGGAGATCATCGACGGGGCCCGCTCAGTCGGTACCAGCTCCCTGATGGACATGGGCTACAACACCGACAGCCCGAGCGGCTGGACCTGGACGCACGACATCACCTACGCCAACGGCAAGCAGACACTCATTCACTGCGTCGGCGGTACCTTCTTTCGCCGCGATGCGGCAGCAGCACGGGGAGCAGCAGCATGATCTATCAGAACGTGGTTTCCGCAGTAGTGCGCGCCCTGGCGAGCGAAGTGATCA